CGGAATCAGAGGGAGATTCTGGCGGGTATACACTCGAATCCGCTCTTTGATACGCAGGACCTGAGCCGTAATGCGGAGCACGACGAGGCGATATATGCGAAAGTTCTTCAGGGTATGTGATTTTGCTCTATCGGAATCCGGATTCGTAAAGGAAATGGGGGGCGAATGGGACTCTCTAAGATTTCGTCGTTTACTAGGTTGTTAATCGAGTCTTGTTTAGTCTCTAGAATGGGAGAAACCGAGTCTGACCTTTCCCTTTTTTTACGAACGATTTCCACTAGTCTTTTATAAATGTATGAAAATGGTCGTGCGAGGAACCGTAGTGGGAACACGTTCATTCTTATTATAATGTCTAGTACTAAACTTAAGTACCGCCAAGTACATTGGCCTAAATAAAACTAGTTCTAGACCCTATAGGGATGCGCCAAACATCAAAAAGAAGTCCGTGGAAAGGTGCACTGCTGGTATGTGGTGAACCTGGCACGGGAAAATCGTACTGGATAAAACAGGAGGCGAAGATTATTTCGGCCAAAATATTTCGATGGAATGCACGTGCGGACCGTTCTTTACGAGAGGGTCGTGAAATTCTTCATCAACAAGTTCGTTCGTGTGAACCCCTTTTTGTGTGGATAGAGGGCGCCGACGATTTGACCCAAGAGGCGCAGGCATTTCTAAGACGCATTCTGGAAACTGCGTCGCCAAATGTCATATGCGCCCTAGAAGTTCGAGAACTATGGAAAATGTCTTCGCCGATTTTATCCCGATGCACGGTCGTTTTCATGAAATCCGAACTGTCCTATCGTCTACGGAATAACTATCAGGCTGCGGCGCAACATGGTCTAATACATGCATCTCGTATAGACTACGGTGCACTTACATTTAAAGACTTTCCGGCTCTTCGTAGAGCGGGAGAGGACCCCTACACAATTTTAAATACGCTCTTTTTGCAAATAGAGCCTATTTCGGAAGATTTGATGGAAGCCTTGCGCGCAGTTGGCGCCGGTTCGTCTCCGTGGATTCAACTGGCAAAATATTTAATGCGGAGTGAGCAAGCCTAGGCTGCGTTTGGACGCGCTTAACTTTTGTACTGGCCGCTAATAGTATGGATCATTCTGGAGACAGTGTGGGGGTATATGCAGAAGCGAAAGGAGAATACACACGGCAACTTTCGCAGTTCTTAGCACAGCCCATTTTTACCTTCTTCCTGAAATTACAAGAAACAGCAAAGGAGCGTGAGCCGGATTCGAAGAAGCACCTTCTTAGTTTTCAAATCCTTCTGGAGGGAATTTCAGAGTGGAATCACGATAAAGTTCAGCGGGAGACGCAGAATATTGCCATGGGGACGCAGTGCGATTATTTGGAGGAGTTGCTGACGGCGGTGTTTGTTGCGCACACAAAGGTTCTTTCATCAATTCGTTTGACAAACAAGCAGAAAAAACTGCAGATTACCATTCCGAAGTTGGAGCACTACTTGCATAAAACACTTATTGAGTGTGCACGCCTTCTTTGGACAAACACATATTTATTTTCGAGTTCTGGAACCTCTATTGAGCGCCAGAAGAATATGAGACAGATTGAAGGTCTTATTGGGGATGGAATTAATCAAGGAATACGCATTATGCTTCCTGTAAAAAGTATTTTACGGGAATATTTATCTACAAACGAAAGCGACCATGAAGAGGAGGAAGAAGAGGAGGAAGAGGAAGAGGAAGAGGAAGAGGAAGAGGAGGAAGATGCAGCGCCGGCTGAGGTAGCGCCTCCGCCGGCGCCTACTCACGAAGAAACAAAAACTGAAAATGCGTCCAATACCATAGAGCACACCTTTAGCAGAACAAGCGGGTTTAACTCTGACCAGTTTGATATGTTTAAAGCTATAAATGAACCGACGACCGAATCTCCGGCACAGAGACCAGCCACTCCGCCGAGACCCGCCACTCCGCCGAGACCCGCCACTCCGCCGAGACCCGCCACTCCGCCGAGACCCGCCACTCCGCCGAGACCGGCCACTCCCATACAAGAGATAACTACCGATGCTATTCCGGTGATTGATGTATCCAATAATGTATCAAATGATATTCTAGACGACCAAATAGAGTTCGAGGAACTATAGATAACGTAAAGCATAGCGGAATTCTGCGCTCGTATTCCCTTTTTTTTTCCTACTCTGCGTCCAGATGTCAACAGAAACACCCTCATATCTGTATTGGGTCGGCGGAGGGCTCGGCGCTGTTACATTGTCCGCCGTAAGTGCAACGGTTATGTGGTTTGCAGAAAAGAAAATACCTAGCGTAAAAACCATTGGGCGTGACCTTATATTAGGTGCAATCCTCTTCTTTCTGTTACTACAACTGTTACCCGAATCAACCATGTCTCTTGTGACCAGTATTCTTGCCGTAGCAACCGCTCAAAATGAGATTGTGGGCTCATTTTATGGTAACCCCACGCCCGGTAATCCCATTTCCGCTATTGTAGAAGATATGGAGCTTCGACTGGGTGTTCCGAACTTCTAAAGAGGGTGCACATAGCGGTAAAAATATACAGGAGAAACAGGGGGAATGGCGTTTAAACACGTAACACAAAAGGCAATAGATCCCGACAAATTATCGGCAGGATCTATTGAATACCTGTCGAATACACCTCTAAATGATATGAAAGGTTCCTTCGTAACAACATATTATTTCCGAGATGCGGACTGCACGACATGCAATGATTTCAAAGGGCAGGATTCGCCCTGGGTGAAAACGGACATATACAAGGTGGGAATTCTGCGTTATTTAGAGGTGACATCTCTCCCGGATTTTGAAGGATGGAAACTAATTATTTATCTGGACCAACACAGTTTAGAAAATCCCATATTCAAAACAAATACACACACAGCAAGAGCAATCAAACATAAAAAGGAGTGGGAAGAGATTGCAGCGCATCCAAATGTCGTGTTCGCCGTTGTGAAATGGCCCGAATATGCAGTTGGAGGCAAAGGTGACGGAAAAACGATTGACAATGCCATTTTACGTGCTATGCGCTTCAAGGCATTCCACGACTTTCCTGACTCTCCTGTATTTCTGAGAGACGCCGACACTCTGTTTGAGAATCTTATAAATGAGGATAAGGCGACTACAACGCTCGCCGAATTTACAGTGGCTTTAGGAAAATGGGAAAAAACGCTTTGGGACGCATTGAAGGTTCTGTTCGCTGAGCCGAAGCCGTACCGTATTCTGGTTGCTTCACAGCCGAATTATTATCGTCCGTGGCACGTACATCCGAAAACGGGTAGGCGAACAACGGGGTGTTACGCCGCAATTACGAGTTGTCTAGGAAATTTACCCGAATTCAAAGATGGAACTCTGTGGAAAGCATGTTTATCCTATTTACGTGAAAATATGCAAATTATTCGAAACGGGGCAAATTTAGTACCATCGAATTTGTCCAAACCAACCTATATTGGAAAAGATGAACAACTCTTGTCGTTCGTTGTTATTCCTGCCATAATTGACAAAGTCTATTTCTACTATTTCGAATACATCAAGATAGAGGGTGGGCCGGTAAAGGATACTCCAGAAACCCCCTTTGCAAATATGTTGATTTCGCAGGGAATAACCACATATCCCTCTCCGTACATACAATCCCGCAATAATAATGCGCCGAAAGAGACGAAGGAGGCGAATGAAGTCACAGAAACCACTCTTTTAAATCCGAAAAGTATTCAATACGCCCTTTCTGCAGAAAATGATGCGCTGATGAAAAAAATATTCCGGTATTATCTGTCTGAGAAACCAGCACAGACAGGGGGCAGAAGAAGGGGCGGGCGCTGGGTTCGTGTGAAACAGATGCGCACTCGTCGGCGTCGCTACACGAGGCGCAAGTAGAGGCTCTCGGAACTCATTGACCCTGCGGAGAGTAGACTTTCTGCGCCAGACAGTTTCTCGAGCATTTCTACATCCGATGAGAGGGTCGCAAGAGTGGTCCACTCTCGAACAATGTTCACCATTTTCGAAAGAAGTCTCATAAGATTTCCTCCGAAAAGTTCGTAATCCTGCAGAAGAACTCCAACCTCCTCTCCGTTCACGAAGCGCCAAATGATTTCCACGTAGTCGGCCTTCAGGTCCCAGTAGTTATAGGGGGACGCCGCACCCACACGACGCTCCTTCTCCTTACATGTGACGGCAATGTCATTGAGAATGCGCAAGGACGCTCGCACGGCGCCGCCGACCTCCATGCCACTATACTCGCCCCGCTCTCCGAGGAATATGGCCAGAAAGGAAATGATGTCCTCTTTGGTTTTGAGAAGAGAGCGAATCGTGGGATCCGTATAGGCAAGAGGCATCAGAATCGAGTGGCCTTCGTTTACTTCGGTCGCCATTACTCCAGTTGGAGTGAGTTTCTCTTCGTGCCCAAGGAATCCGAATTCTTGGAGAGCAACCAGATTCGGCATAATGAATTTCGCTGGGTCGCACTTTTCGGCGAGTTCCTCTTCCATGCGCTCCATACTCTCCACGGCCTTCTGGTACTTTGGCCAGAGTTCGTTGATAATCTTGTGCCAACGAGGACCCATGTGCCGATTGTTCCACACCTCTAGGCGCCGCTGCTCCACCCGCCTCGCTGCATTCACGGCGACCTTGAGGGCGGCATGAATGGACTTGTATTCGGCCATTTCCGCCTTTTCGGCATCCGAAAGCTCTGCGGCTTCAATGGCCGCACGCTCCTTCCGAATCTCCTCCTCGCACTCTTTGCACTCTTTCGTGTGTCCGATATTCCAGTAGGAGTTTTGCAGGAGGTCCATCCAACGAAGCGTCCCCGCCTGGAACGTTTTCAGAATGAAATCGTAGTGGAAGGTCATGCGGGATTGGAACGTGGAGGAGCGGCCCGTCATCATGGCCCGTACCGTCTCAATCGGTTCCGGCTCCCTGTCAGGTAGATAGACGACATAGCCACGGTCGTCCTTTCCACGGCGCCCTGCCCGCCCCGCCATCTGAATATACTCGTCCGTGTTCAGCATACGCATTCTGTCGGCGGTGTCGTCGTACTTGCGGTAACCAGTGAAGACGACGGTCTTTGTGGGCATATTGATACCGACGGCGAATGTCTCTGTGGCGAAGAGGACCTTCACGAGGCCACGGCCGAACAGAATCTCCACACACTCCTTGAGAATAGGGAGCACGCCGCTATGATGATATGCAATACCCTTCTCCAGGAGCGCACGAATGGTGTGATACTCCGGAATGCGCTGGAGTTGTTCACCGTAGGAATGGAGATGGAAATCCATGATGTGACGAACGGCGGCAGCGTCCGACGAGTCAATGAGCGTGTGCTCGGTGAGGTCCGCATAGCGCTCACAGTCCTTGCGGCTGAAGACAAAGAAGAGGGCGGGGAGTTGCTGCTTCTCATCGAGTGTTGCGATGGTCGCATTCATTTCGTGCACAAACGCTTTCGGGCCTTGCGCAGCTCTCGCAATAGGGCCGCCGGTACGGGCTTTTACGGCGGCCTTATGCTGGTCAGCGGCCTTGAGTTGCTGCGAGCGCCATTGTAGCCAGGACCTATAGGGTGCATCCGAGAATTTGTTCGTATTGTCCATGACGGGATGGAACTCTGCCTCTTTGTAGACTCCGTGGACGAGAGGGACAATGCGGTAGGCCGTGGAAATGAGATGAATGGGGCGCTGTTTCAGGTCGCCGAGCCAGGACGCAAACGCCTCTGGGGCATCGACAGTGGCGGAAAGAAGTACGAGCTGCACGGCGGGATTCAAGAGAATCATCGTCTCTTCCCAGACGGCCCCACGGTCCTTGTCATTGATATAGTGGCACTCGTCAAAGACGACGGCGTCCAGGCGGTCCAGAGAGAGGGCCGCCGTGATGCCGAGCGTCTCCGTGGCCGTCCCACGCTTGAACAGGAGATTTCGGAGGATTTCGGTGGTCATGATGACCACATCTGCGTCGGGCTTGTATTTGAGGTCGCCGGTCATGATGCCCACACGCCCAGGAAAGAGCTTCTTGAGGTCGTAGAATTTCTGGTTGCTGAGGGACTTGATGGGGGTCGTATAGAAGACTCGCCCACCTTTGCGAAGACTGTGCGCAATCTGGTATTCACCGACGAGAGTTTTCCCGGAGCCCGTTTTTGCGGTGACAAGGACGTTTGCGCCGGCCGAAATTGCGGCAATGGCCTTTTGTTGGAAGGGGTCAAGAGGGAATGTATAGGTTTGTGCCGGATCTGTAGGAAAATCCTTACAGGGCTCGGAACTTTTTTGAATGTGGAGAAAGGGGGATGTCATTCTGGCTAATGTATCTATTGTACGGGCCGAATGTGGGTCAATTTTTATACGGCGTCTTAGAATGTCATAGGAGTCATTGAGTTCTGCCGTTTAGAGCGGGTTTTCGGACGAGAGGTTTTACGAGCGGTAAGAGGGGAAACTCTCGACGGCTGTGTAAACATGGTCGAGTTCATTGCGTCCATATTGTACGAATTCCCAGCATTATTATTTGCGTTATTATTATTCTGCGCCAGGGGTTCATTGGCTGCGGCGTTATTGTTATAGGATGTGTTCGAGGCACGCTTCCCCTTCCGTGTGACATTCTTCAACTGTTTCGCAAGCTGTGTGACCGCAGTTAGCGCAGTCTTGGCCGTGTTTACTTCTTGCATAAGCCGCTGGTAAACAGAGTCCGCATTGTTCCCCATGTTGGAATTATTTCCAACATTGTTTTTGCTTGAAAGAGAGTTCCGAGCACTTTGTACCATTTCCTTTATGTATTCTTCACGCTCATTCTCATTCTTATAAAGGGCGGCACGGGCAGCCCACGACGGGGGCTTGGGGCGTTTATTGGCGGGTACATCCGCAAATTCCACATTGTATAATTCACGCATACGTTCCAGAATCTTCGCAGCACCCGCATCAGCCTCCTTCTGTTTCGGAGAGCGCCCCTTTGCTGCCGGAGATTCTGCGACGGAATTCACTTTGCCAGTCGAAACAGTATTCTCAAGAACAGCCGCAGTCGTTGTGCTCATTTCGGAAGAATCGAGGGATTCCGACGGGGTCGAGACATTCGTGTCGACATTTGCGGATGAAACCGAGGTGGTCGGCTCTTCTGCCATGCTATCTACGATATTTATGGAGGGAGTCTTAGTATCTCCCATTGTCGTTGTCATTTCGGTATTTTCACTGGATTCCATCTACTTATTAGTAATAATTTCCACGCATGTCCTGCATCTCGGGCTTTTTAGGGGGAGGCGGCGGCGGGGCAGGTTTCGGGTAGTGTATGGCCAGTATATAGGGCAAGAGATAAACCAGAACACCAAAAAGGGCTAACTTTGCCAAATCAGACATGTCCTCCACCATCATCGCTACGAGCGCCGTTACGATTAAAAAGGCGCTGTGCGTCAGAAGGGTGTAGGTCTTATTGGAGGCCGCCAAGGCCCGCAGAATGTCTATCATGTCATTTTTCCCTTTAGGGGCCTGCGAGATGACCGCAAAGTAAAAGACGAGGTCGTGTACGAGATGGACACCGAGCAGGAAACAGACGAAGACAAAGGGGGACCAGGCCTTTCCGCTTTTCTCATAGAAGACCGTGTAGAAATAGCGAGTTATTTGGAAAAGAATGAGGATGAGGAAAACCATGGAAACGACCGCTTCCATTCCGAACATGTCAAAAAGTGTGTTGAGTGGGACACCACCGAAATTGGCTATCCGGGCAGATAGGACAACCAAGAAACTCATGAACGTCCCTGCAACCGAAATTGCTCCGAGGTCCCGTATTTCCGTGAAATCGCTTATGTCGCCCAAATGTAGGCTGGGGCCGTCTGATACAGTTGAATCCATTCCTTTTTCTTATGTAGAAATATTATGTCCTGGAAATGTTATCTGTTGGCGACGACGGATGGAGGGTCTAAGAAAACGTATGTGGGGGTCACGCCGGATTTGGAGCGGCGACTCAGACAGCATAACGGGGAAATTAGCGGGGGGGCGAGAGCAACCGCTGGGCGGCAATGGGAACGCATAGGACATGTGAGCGGATTTCCGGACATGCGGGCCGCACTGCAATTCGAATGGCGGTGGAAACAGATGACTCGTCGTCTGGCTGTCGGAGAGCCCTTGAAGCGTCGTCTAGTCGCCTTGCAGACTCTTTTGGCTCAAGATAAGCCCACGACGGCGGCCGTGTGGTACGAAGACTGGTCCGAGCCACCGGAATTTCATGTGGAGACGGAGCGTGAATTGCCATTTTTATAGGGGTCTAATTCAGATGAAGGGGACACGCAAATCACCTCGCCGATATTTTTCAGGACTTTCGGCGGCGGCCACACGGAGGCGGCGATCCGAAATTGCGAAATTTGGATCTATGGGTGCACGAAATCGCCGGGCGTACGTGGGTTTCCAGACGGATAAGGGGCGCAAAACACGGAGGTCCAAATATACGGAGCATTGGAGCAAGGCGTTTCCGAAGGCAAAGAGCCTTGAGGAGCGGGCGGCGGCCAGCGGCGTTCCCGTGCGCTTTTTACGCCAGTGCTATAATCGCGGAATGGCTGCTTGGCGCACGGGACATCGTCCAGGCGCCACGCAACAACAGTGGGGCTATGCGAGAGTTTCGTCGCTTTTGACCTGCGGAAAAACGTATCATACGACTGATGCAGACATTGTGAAAGCAGCGAAGTCGGCGTCAGCGGGGGCGGCCAAATGGTTCTCGAAGTGCTGAATTTCTAAGTAAAACCCCGGGCCTAAACAGAAACCCAATGAATCTCTTCCGCGTTTTTTTTGGCCTTCTCGCTGCTAATATAGGGGCGCAGGACCCGGTAGGTTCCACGGGCTGTTCTGCCGCGGCCTGCGTATTTGCGAACCCGTCTCTCCGTTTTGGAACAGGTGCGGAAAATTCCGTGAATGCGCACGGACTCTTCCAGCAGCCGTGGTATTATTCACCTACGGCTTCGGCCTGGTATAAATTGACATTTGCGAATTATCCCCTGGATACCGCAATAGGTATGGGCACAGGCTCGGCGCAGTGGACAGGGGCGACTGTGACGGACTTGTATTCACTGGCGCCCTCGGCTCCGACCACAGACTACTCCAATTTCATCGTGGATTCGGCGGACACGACGAAGACGGTGGGGCACGGCAAAATCGTCTCTAGGCGGACATTCACAGTTCAAGGAGCCATGCTTACGATCCAGAACACATTTTCGCTGGGCTACAATGACAGTTTCGTAAAAATCGTGACGCAGCTCACAAACAATGCAACGGCGCAACTCACGAATGTCATTATTTGGACGGGGACTCGGGACGATTTTGTAGGGAATACGGATGTGAATACGAAGACGCGGGGGAATTTGGATACGGGGAGTTTCGTGGCGATTACGGCGAATAATCAGTCGTCGCGGGCCATTATGATTACGAATACGAATGAGGGCGTGCTCTTTTATTCGGAGACGACGGGAGTGATGACGGCCTATGCATTCTGCTGTAGCTTTTCAAATGCGTATAATACGAATCCGCTGACACTGGCTCCGAGGACACCGAGTCCTACGGATGGGTCCTATGCGGCCATTCTTCCTCTTGGAAATGTGTCGGTCGGGTCTTCTGGGTCTATTACGTGGTATTATGCTGCTGGGGCGATCACGTCTTTATCGGCGGTGGCGGAGACGGTGGCGGCGGCCCAGGTGGCCGATGCGAGCCCTAGTTTGAGTCCTACGGTGACGCCTACACCGTCTATCACGCCGTCTGTGTGTGCGTCTTCGTCTATGACGCCAAGCCCTACAGGGAGTGGGACGGGGTCCGGGACGCCGTCACGCAGTCCTACGGGCTCATGGACAGGGACAGGGACAGGCTCAGGTACGGGCACAGGAACCAATACAAGCACTCCTACAGGCACAGGAACCGGCACACCTACAGGCAGCGATACAGGCTCTAGCACAGGCTCCAGGACATCCTCCCAAACATTGTCGCCGACTTCTGTGGCTATTATACGCGCGGACACTACGGCTATTCAACTGGTAGACACAATGATTTCGGGAATCATTGTGATTAATATTGTTACTGCGGCTGTCGTTATGGCTCTTTGTATATGCGGCGTATGCTGTTTGCACGGCCTCTGGGTTCTAAAGCGGCGGCTGGCGACTCACTGTAATTATTGTAAGGAGGATTTGAAGGGTGTGGCCCTTTCGGCCCATTTGAGGGAGTGCGACGCATTCGCAAAAGAGAATGTGAAGCGTGCGGAAGTGTATAAGACGATGCAAGCGGCTTGGACTTGAAGAGTTCTATTTCGCACAATACATTTTGATAGTTACATATAAAATACGTAACTATCAAATATAATTTAATGGTTTAGGGACCGGTGAGCCGGGTCAAAATTTATTTTCATATTACCATTTATAAAATAGTAATATGAAAAATAGAGTGTCCACGGATTCGCCGGAAAACTGTATTTTCTGGGTTTTTCACATCCGCCGCTCACATACTAAAAATATAAAAATACAACCACCATGACTTGAGTGCGACGAGAAATGCGCTTAATTGCTGTAAGCCAAGCCACCCATTCCCGACATCACTCTTAACACATTATAATTCGTCGCAAACACATACACCGACGAGGAGGTCACGGCGCCCACCGAGTTGTTGGAAACGGTCAGCAGCAGGGTAGTGTTATCAATGCGAGACAAGTTGCAGGTGCCGCTGGGCTGGTGCTGCTCGGGCTGCAGAGCGAACGAGTAGACGTTGATGCCCACCGCGGGGATGTTGGTGTGGTGCTGGTAGGGCTGCACCTCGTTGAAGTAGCGTCCCTCGCGCACCTGGAAGCGGTCGTGGCCGTTCAGCTGGAGGAGCGCCGTGATCACGGGGTTCTTGCCCGCCATGCCCTCCACACGGGTCACGGAGTAGCCAGACTCCAGCACGGAGCGGTCCCACCAGTCGGAGAAGTTGAACGGCTGCTGACCCTTCCACGGGTTCACGTCGCCGTCATTGCACGACACGTACGAGTCACGCTGCACAACCCAGATGAGCTCCTTGCAAGGGTGGTTGAAGTTCAGCTTGAGCTTGTTGGAAGAGGAAGTGATGGACTCCACGCCCGTGAACTGCAGGGTCTCGATCAGGTACTCGTGGGACACCTGGGCGAACTTGCGGCGCTCGTCCGTGTCCAGGTAGAGGTAGTCCACGTACAGAGACGCCGCCACCAGGTTCGTGTTGTTCACACGGTCGCGGATGGTGTGCACGTTGGACAGCTGGGGGGAGATGTCCCAGCACAGGTTGCGGAGCTCGTTGAACTCCAGGTTCACGCGCACCTCGTGGTACTGGAGCGCAATGAGGGGCAGCGCCAGACCAGGGTTGCGGCAGAACCAGAACTGGAGAGGGATGTACAGCGTGTACTCGGGGGCGCACTTGCGCACCTCGTCAGACGAGTTGGGCTCGCCAGACGCGCAGAAGTCGTCGCAGTCCTCGCCGCCCTGCACCAGCAGATTCGTCAGCTCGGGCACGTTGCCCACCATCTTCGCATAGCCGGCCTGCTTGCCCGCCTCCTGGGTGAGCTCATTCCAGATGTGCAGCCAGTTGCCATAGTGCTTGTCGATGCGCTGGCCGCCAATCTCAATCTCCACGTTCTTGATGAGGTTGTGGCCAACCCAGTTGAGCCAACGGAACTGCGCACCAGAGCCGTCCGTGGTGGAGTTCAGGGTCACACGGGGCAGAGTGGCCTGCAGGTACACACGGTGGATCAGGTCACCGTTGCGCTGGATGGTGCAGGTCACCTTGCGACCGAAGCCAGGAGAGCCGTTGAAGGGGTTCTCAATGGACTCCATCGCATAGTTGGTGTGGCGGCGATACACCACCTTGAAGAAGGTAATCTGGGGATTACCGGTCAGGTACACGTCCTGAGCGCCATAGGCTACAAGCTGCATAAGACCACCACCCGTCATTTTTGTTTATACCCTCTCCTTAGAAAATAATTCTCAGAAACGGCAGATTTTTCGGAAATATCTGCCGGGAGGGTTTGATTTTCATTCCTCGGCAAGTAGCCCCAGCGGTCTAAACAAAAGAAATACTCCTAGTTAGAATGAGCTCTAATGATGCATTTTTTAGTATACGCCCCACGCGGCGGAGTAATCCAGAATGCCGAACAACCTTAGATGCGCTGCACAGACATCATATGCACCGTATTCAGTCTAAACAGGACAATATTGACAATATACGAGCGAATATTTCGAGCTGTAATGGTCATATTGCTTTGAGCAATTCGGAAATGGAGTCTTCCAGTTGGAAGGAAAAGAGGACGGGGGCACAAAAGGAGCTCGACCATTTAGAGAGGAACACGGAACTTTATGATTACTTCTTGAATGCTGGCCAGGTTCTCTATGATTATTATGATACGCAGGATAAAATCCAGAGTGGAGTTTCGCCGGTTCTGAAGCGGGCCGTTACAAAACAGAAGCCGGGGAGTGTCTTGGCGGCCTTAGAGGAGGCGGCGGCAGAAGGAAACGAATTGGAGAAGAGTCCAGTGGCTGCGCCAAAAGGCGAGGAATTGCGCCGAGATAAATTGCTGGAGAGTTATCTACAGAAAATAGATCCAGCACACGCCAGGTCGTCGCATGAAATCGAGTTTGAGACTTTCGGCGACTGTCCTCACTGCGATACGGAAATGATTTTCAGTGCGAATGAGGCGAATTTCACTTGCAGCAATTGCGGTTTCCAGGATTTCGTGTTGGTCGATTCGGACAAGCCGTCGTACAAGGACCCGCCTCGAGAGGTGTCCTATTATGCCTATAAGCGTATCAATCATTTCAACGAGTGGCTGGCGCAATTTCAGGCGAAGGAGACGACTGAAATTCCGCAAGAAGTATACGATGCAATTTTGGTGGACCTCAAGAAGGAGCGGATTATGGATTTTCGTACTCTGAAGGCCTCGAAGGTCAAGGAAATTCTGAAGAAGATGAAATTCAACAAGTATTATGAGCACATTCCGCATATTATAAACCGGCTGAACGGCCAGACGGCGGCGGTGATGAGCCGGGAAATTGAGGAGAAATTGCGGTACATGTTCAAGGAAATTCAGCCGTCTTTTCAGGCCCACTGCCCGAAGGACCGGAACAATTTCCTTTCGTATTCCTACGTTCTGTATAAATTTTGTGAATTGCTGGAATTGGACGAGTACCTCTCCTGTTTCCAATTGCTGAAGAACCGGGACAAATTGTATGTGCAGGACAAAATTTGGCAGAAAATTTGTGGGGACCTGTCTTGGCAATTCATTCGTTCGATTTAGGGGTGTTGCCCCAATTGTTGGGGCGCATGGAATTACTCCTATTGGGTGAATGTAAGCCGTTCCGTCGAGTCCTGTTTCTATGATTGTTTGGCCAGTTATTGGCCCTAACATTTGTATTATTACTTTTACGGTGGAGCGTTCTTGCCATGTTTCCTAGCCTTCTGGATCTCCGTCTTCTTTTTTCATTATTCCAATAATTACGAAGAGTCTTACTCATTTCTAATATATTGATACACTTTTAGTATATCAATATATTTGTTGTAGGAACTTATTATTGTGCCTCACGTCCCTTATCCTCGAGGGAAGCCTACCAGATTTGCGCCCATACCGAATCCGGCGCCCTGGCGAGCAGAGTAGCCGATGCTAGGGGACACCACATCCAGAATTGCAAATACGGCCGCAGCGACGATGCCGAGGCTGAGGATTTCCTCCGCAGGCAGAGTACGCTTAGGGATGAAAATCGCAGCCACGGCGACGAAAAGACCCTCTACAAGGTATTTCACGCAGCGATTGAGAATTTCGGCCGTAGAATCCATTATACTCCTATAATAGAAATTTTTCGCAGCGAGTGCGTTTCCACTTAAACTAACCTTTTCAAGAGATGAGTATAGAGATGGCAGAAGACCGTGAGGATTTCCTAACAGAGGACGCCCCTATTTCCGGACAGAACTTCTGTCTTCTGAGTTTCCTGAGCCCGGAGAATGTTCTGAAGAACAAGAACATCTCCTTTTTCAATACCTTTCTGGAGAATTTCGAGTACAGTCGGCGTGTGAAGACATTCGAGGAGTTTCTGATGAACACGGTGAAGGGTATCAACGAGAAGCTGAACACAGAGGCGGACGCGGCGGAACTGAAGGACCTCAGTGGCGCCGCACAGAGCATTCGGGACGCTCGTGTCTCTGTGGATAAGACGATGAATGCATTCCAGGCGTATCTGGAGTCGGCCAAGAATGAGCTGAAGGAGTCGAAGCTGAAGGAGATGTACGACGAGTTCCTTTACACGAATCGCCAGAAGCTCGAGGACAAGTTCTATGAGGCGAATGAATTCCGGACAACTGTCCGGGGGCTCAAGATTCGAGGGACATATTCGACGAAGGAGGAGGCTGTGGCCAGGTCGAAGAAGCTCCAGCGCCTCGACCCGACGCACAATATTTTTGTGGGCGAGGTTGGGAAGTGGCTTCCCTGGGATCCGGAGCCCTCTCAGGTGGCCGAGCAGGAATACGCAGAGGAGGAGTTGAATACGCTGATGAAGAAGTACAAGGAGAACGAGGATGCAAAGGATGTGTTCGAGCGTGAGAAGCGTACGAAGATGATGGGGGCCTCTAAGAAGCCGGTAGTGGGAGCGGAGGTGACTTCTATCGAGAATAATGTGGTGGAGCAGACCGCCGGAATGTTTTCGGGGTCTGGGCCGGCCGACTTGGCGATTGCACGCAAGATGGAGAATAAGATGGACTAACTGCAAATATGCGATATCTTTGATATCCACTATTTGGAATTATTACTGCCAAGTACTTAACTTTAGTACTAGACGTTACATGCCACACGTCTTCGGTGCCGTCACAGAGTGGCAGGTATTATCCATACAGAACTCCCCCTCATCACATGTGACGCCCTTGCAGTCTACATTGCGGAAGCCCTCAGGAAACGCGGGGGCGAAGATATTCCGCAGATAGGGTAGTCCTACCAGAACAATCACGACAATTAATAATAGGGCACTGACAGCATTAGAGCTACGCTTCTTGTACATTCTACATATATATAAGAAATATCAACTGATACGAGCAGGAAGAACAGGAATAGGGCGTTTCTCCTCGAGCACTTTCGCGTCCGTATTGATACAGAAACCATTCCCGCACTTTGTACCTTCAAGGCACGACTCTAGACCAACCCCGCATGCACGAGCCCGGCCCCTATATAATACCGGCATCTGGAATCCTTCCAAAGAGGCACGACTATACTTCAATGCAGGCTCTATACGCAGATACCTGTCAGCAACTAATAGTCCAAACGCAACAACGGCCATAAGACCCAATTGCGCTCCTATAGAAATCATTGGGACCCGACTACTAGTTCTTGCGAACATTAATTGTCGGCCCCTTCAGTCGCTTCGCCGCATTCGGGTCGTAGGGATTCATCTCGTCCTCTTTGGCCTGGTAATAAGAGGCGGAGTGTTGCCAGAATTCGGGTGCGCCAATACGGAAATCGGAGTGCACATCGGCCTTATACCAGAAAATGCAGTCCTCTAGCTTCGCCGACTGGCTCGTATTGTCAATGACGAGGCACTCGTAATTCTGAGTACACTGGTCCATAATCTGGCAGAAGAATTCAAAGGAGGGGAAGGCGGAGGCGTAGTTGTCAAAGATACGTTTCCGATTGTTCAGATACGGCTCACGGAGAATGAACACAAAGTCCACGTTGGTACGGAGAGCCGGCTGGATACCGAGAGGGTACTGCATAGTAATCAAGAAGAAGGCCTTCAGCCAACGGCCGTTCATGAAAAGGTAGCGAATGTTCTTGTCGTGAGTCCAGCTGTCGTCGTACATACAGTCGTCCAGAATCATAAACGACCGGGGGTCAACCCGGCTCTTCACTTGCATTTGCTGGTCCTTCTGGATTTTCGCCATGATGAGTTTCTGGCGTTTCACGAAATTCGCCAGAATAATCGGATTGAACTCGCCGTGAATGAAGAGAGGCGGAATCATTTTCCCGTAGAAGGAGTTGGACTCCTCTGTGCCGCTGATGACGGTTCCGAGAGGCATGTCCTGGTGATGAAAAAGGAGGTCACGAACAAGAGTGGATTTGCCCGTTCTACGGCGCCCGATGAAAATCACTACGGCATCTTGGGGAATCCGCTTCATATCAAAGCGCTTTATGTTGAAATTTACGTGGGAGCTGGCGGCCATGTTTGACTACACACTACGCCGCTTTTTTTTTGCGTTTTTAAACTTGGAGCATTGTTCTTTGTATGTGGAAGAACAATGCTCCGGGGTCTTTCGATCAAGAAACCGGAATTTTACTCTGGACCTATGCCCGATGATATGAAGAAAATACGGGGGTATTCTGCCCTACAGACATTTTTCCCGAGTCTTACAGGCTTGAATCCGGCGATGAAGGATGTTCAGGGCGAGGAGGTTTGGATGGACCATGCATGGCGGGTTGTTGGGGCGGACATATCGGGCGGAACCGGTCCGTGTACGGTGAAAATCCAAAAGAGGGTGGGAGGGGCGGAAGTGAAGGAGCACGGCGTCTTTTTGAAGACGACTCATCTGTTGGATCCGGTTCACTGGATTCGGGGAGAATATTCGCTCCCGAGTGATGCCGCTCTTCCTGGTAACCAAAAGACCTGGGCGACGGCCTGGAAAAAAATCCATGATCCCTGGAATCAGGCGTACGTGGAGTCGGTCGCCTCGTATGCAGTGGGGCGTTTGCGTGAAGAGGGAGTGACGCCGCATTTCAACATGTTCTACGGGTCATTCTGCGCAAAGGCGGCCACATACCGTTACAATCTAACGGAGGACTTCTACAGCTATAGAAATGAGCGGTGGTTTTGGAAAGGGTATGACAAGAGCCGGTTCAAGTTGTTTGTGCGGAACAGGAAAAACCCTGATGCCCCTGTTCCTCAGGATGTGCAGGATTTCGTGTTCGAGGCACAGTGTGATTCTGGCTACAGTTCCTCTGTAGAAACTGGCACATCGGAGGAAGAGTTGGATAATATTGTGGTGAATGGGCCAACAGCGGAAGGGTCTATACACTCTGCGGATTCTATGAGCGATGTGTCCTATAAAAAAGACTCGGATTCATGTACAAGCAGCGAATCGAAAACCAGTTTTATACTAGATAGTTATGAAGTATATGCAGAGATTACAGATTATCCTGTTATGCTCATTTTTACGGAAAAGAATGAAGGTACGATGGATGAATTACTGATGGATGTTGATAAAGTGGAGGCGAGTCCTGGGACAGTGGAGTGGGAAGAGCGCTGGACTGCCTGGCTTTTTCAGATAGTGGCGGCGCTGACATGTGTCCAGAAGATTATTGGACTTACTCATAATGATTTGCACACGAACAATATTGTATGGGCGTCTACTACAGAGGAATTCCTGTATTATCGGACGGGGGCTGGAGTCGTCTACCGTGTGCCGACTTTTGGGAAGATTTTCAAGATTATTGATTTCGGCCGGGCGATTTTCACAATCAATGACGAAATGTTCATAAGTGACGATTTCCGGGATGATAACGATGCGGGGGATCAGTACCATTTCAGCCCTCTTTCCCAGGATTTCGAGAAGGAGGTCCCACCCAATCCGTCTTTTGATTTGTGCCGACTTGCGGTTAGTTTGTTGGACATTATATTCCCTATAAAGCCGGATGAGGTGGAAGATGGGAACATTTTAAGTAGCGAGAAGGGGCTCGTAGTGAGGGAGACCGTGTCCGAGTTGTATAATCTGCTCTGGTCATTTATGATTGATGATGCGGGGAAGAATGTGTTTATGAATCCGGACGAATCGGAGCGCTTTCCGAACTTCGACTTATACAAACATACGGCGGAGTGGGTGCATTGCGCCGTGCCTTCGGAGCAGGTGGCGAAGCCGATATTTGCCTCGTATATTTGCAAGGGGTCTGTGGACGCATCGGTGAAAGTGTATCCTCTCTTTTGTTGAGCGGGGTTGTACCGCCAAGTACTTAATTTAAGTACTTGGCTCTGATGGCTAGAACGAAAAGTTTAAGTCACTCCAATAAGGGAGTACTTAACTTTAGTACTAGACTGCATAAAAGCGGCGGCTCTTTAGCCGCCGCTTTTATATTTTATTCTCATATGTGCCGTTACGACTGTATCTTTAGCACCGTTAGCATGGCCGTCATATCACTATAGTTATGTGAGCCACTTGAAGACATCCAAATAGTGTAATAGAACGTCCCTGCGCCAGGCGCATCTATTGCGAAACCATTTACGTTTGAATGAATATTATTTGCATGAGATACAGCACCCATATAATATGAGGGGCTTGTTGTAGGAAGAGCGACGGGTGTTGTTCCTGATACAATATTTGTCGAGTTTGCTGCGGTAGCACCTGAGGTCGTTGCGCGCCCTACTGTCATATCAACTTGTTTATTATCTGCTATAAAACATGCATTCGCCATGATGAGGAGTTTTGTGGAAGAGGCGGTAGTGATCGGGCCCACTTGATAAATACGTGTTTGGGTCGTTCCAATTGTTGTTGTTATTAGAGAGCCGTCCGCAGCATAGGGATTGTTTCCTAACTGGAAACTCAAGGAGGGGCCTGTTGCGCCCGTTGGCCCCGTTACCGTGGACGGAGCCCCTGTAGGTCCTGTAGGTCCCGTCGCCGCATTCGCAACGAGGGTCGTGTGAACGTGGCTGTTCGTGGAATCCCGCATACGTATTGTGGCCGACGCAGTCGTTGCGAAATTCATGAAAATCTTGATGCGATATCTATAGGTCAAATCGGGAAGAACCGTGTCAGGCACGTAATTTGTATAGGATACAATATATAGCGTTGAATATATCTGTGTTGCTGATGCTACATTTCCCGAAGAGAGGAGTGTTTCTGTTGCGCCGTCAGCGGTCACGTAATAGACATTTGTATAGAACGTGACAGAGGTGTCATCCGAAGCCGTCGCAAAGATATTCGTCGTCCACAGACCTCCAATGAGCACCGTTGAGGCCGTGGACCCTGCTGCGGTCGTGAATGTCGCAACGAGAATATCATTTCCAGATTGGTCGGTCGCCGTAACAGTTGTCTGTGTTCCCGTATTCGGCACAGAAAGAAGTACGCCTGAGAGGTCGGGGGCCGCATAGGAGGGCGAGTCCAGGAAGAAGATTTTGCCCGTGCTGACACCTGGTATGCCGATTATACCTGTTGGTCCCGTAGGCCCCGTATTCTGCGTATCGGTTGTCATGATCGTATAGACGGGGCCATCTACCACTCCGCCTGACCCTATGTGTTGGTATTGTATGGGGCCGGTGGCCCCCGTCAGAGTCAGGCGCACGCCACCTTCCACGAGGCCCGTTGCGCCAGGAATGGACGCACCGAGAGCGAGTGTGGGCGCTGCGAAGCCGTATTCGGTGTAAATGATACCGTTGTCGTCGTTGCCGATTGTCCCTGTGGGTCCAATGAAGACGGTGCCGGGTCCAATGTGCATGGACCTCAGAAGACTGTCGGCGTTTCCTACGGAAAATGTGTTTGTTGTCGCAGGGATAAGGTCGCCGTTGAAGATGATGGCCGTTCCTGTGGCGGAGAGGGTCGCTGCGCCGATATGGATGGAGCCGGTGGAGACATAAATATCTTGCCACCTCGTGCCTGTGGAGCCGAGGCTGTAGACGTCGTGTTCGGAGGGAATCAGGTCGCCTTTGAGTGTCAGGACGGGGCCTGTGGGGCCCTCCGTATAGGTGAGGCCGGTGGAGCCGGTGACGCCGGTGCCGTT